GATGAGTTTTTTGAAATTAACCAAAAAATAGTAGATTTGTCAAACCCTTTAATCAACGAGGAAGGTAAAGAAGTAGTTGAATTATATTACTCCGAGTCATTGGATCCTGACGGAAGAGGATATAAAAACCTGATACGAATGATGATGGAAGACGGACTATTTAAATATCTTCCGAAAGGGGATGAACAGTGGGTGTATTTTCTAAAACCATTTTTAAAATTAACAAGAAAAGAAAAGTCAAATTACAAAACAAAAAAGTAAAATTATGAAAGAACAAAACGATGTAACAAAGGTTGAATTCTTGATCACATTGAATGACAATTTTGTCGTACAAAGATTCTTCAACGTGAAAGGATACAACCCTAAATCTAAAAGTAGTTCAGAACTTTATGGGTACATTAAAAGTTTAGCAACCTTACTTCAGACAAAACTTAGAAATAAGTGTATGGTGTATATGTTAGACAACCGTTTCCAAATCGAGGAGGATCCAACCATTTTGGAAACATCAAATACAGATGGACCCGAAGTTTTTAACATTATTTTGAAAGTCGGAAATGAGACAATTTGTCATAGAATCATTGACGCGAAAGTATACCCTCCGAAGGTAAGATATACGCTGGACATACGACCAGACATAAAAAACATCCTAAGAGAGCTTACTGACATTTTATCAGATCAAAATTTATCTTACGAGTACTTTAATTATTCACTTGCTTAAAGATATTTATCATTAAATCACATTATAAATTCTAATCAATATGTCAGACAAAAAAAACTTCGGATACTTAGGGAACAACTTTCAAATTCAATTATTAAACAACATCGTTACTTACAAAGATTTCTCTAATTCTATCATTGAAGTTATTGACCCTCACTACTTTGATAATCAGTACTTCAGAATCATTTGTCAAATGATCAAAGAGTATTATTCAAAGTATGAGCACACTCCGACATTTGACACACTAGAACAATTAACAAAGTCTGAAATCACATCGTCCATGGCACAAAAAAGTGTTTTAGATACAATCCAACAAGTGAAAGACGTATCTGATGAAGGATCAGTTTTTGTTCAAGAAAAATCCTTAAAATTTTGCAAACAACAAGAGCTCCAAAAAGTAATGACAAAGGCTCAATCAATCATCGATAAAGGTGATTTCGAGAGTTATGATAAGTTGGAAGAAATGGTTAGGGGAGCACTTCAAGTTGGTGAAGTAGATAAAGGAACAAGTGATGTATTTTTTAACCTTGATGAGGTGTTGGATGATGATTACAGACATCCCATTCCTATTGGAGTCCCAGGTATTGATAACTTATTAAAGGGGGGATTGGCCAAAGGAGAAATCGGTGTAATACTTGCACCGACGGGAGTTGGAAAATCTACGTTCACAACCAAAATCGCAAATCACGCATTTAACTTAGGGTATAATGTTCTTCAGATATTTTTTGAAGACAACCCAAAAATTATTCAAAGAAAACACTTTACACTTTGGACTGGAATTCATCCTGACGAATTATCTGAAAACAAAGAGGAGGTTATGACTAAAATTAAACACATTCAATCAACAAGAAAAAATAAGTTGATAATGAAAAAGTTAGCTTCAGATACCGTAACTATGAATCAGATTAAAAATCAAGTCAGAAAGATGATTGCGGAAGGAACAAAAATTGATATGATAATTTTAGATTACATTGATTGTGTTGTTCCTGATAAGATGTTAGGTGATGAATGGAAAAGCGAAGGATCGGTAATGCGAGGATTTGAAGCAATGTGTCACGAATTAGACATTGCTGGTTGGACGGCAACACAAGGAAACAGAAATTCAATATCATCAGAGGTTGTAACAACAGATCAAATGGGAGGATCAATTAAAAAAGCTCAAGTCGGTCACGTTATTATTACAGTTGCAAAATCACTACAACAAAAAGAAATGAATTTAGCAACAATAGCAATAACAAAATCAAGAATAGGTAAAGACGGAATCATTTTTGAAAACTGTAAGTTCGATAATGGAATGCTTGAAATTGATACAGAACAAAGTGTGACATTCCTTGGACACGAGGAACAAAAAGAAGAAAAAAATCGTAACAGAATAAAAGAACTGTTAGAAAAGAAAAAGCAAAAAGAACAAGAATCTTAAAATAAATTACTAAATTTGAATTAAAATGGATATTTCGCAAAAAATATTAAGTGACATTACTGTCCATATGAAATACGCAAAGTTTATTCCCGAACTACAAAGAAGGGAAACTTGGCAAGAGTTGGTGACAAGAAATAAAGAAATGCACCAACAAAAATACCCACATATTAAAGACCAAATTGAAGAGGTCTACAAAATGGTTTATGATAAAAAAGTATTACCATCGATGAGGTCTTTACAATTTGGTGGAAAACCAATTGAGATTTCACCAAATAGAATCTACAACTGTGCATATATGCCAATCGATCACGTAGATGCATTTTCTGAAACAATGTTTTTACTTTTAGGTGGTACTGGTGTTGGTTATTCAGTACAAAAGCATCACGTAGAAAAACTACCTGAGATTAAAAAACCAAATTCTGAAAGAACAAGACGTTACCTTATTGGTGATTCTATTGAAGGGTGGGCAGATGCAATCAAAGTCCTTATGGAATCTTACCTAGGTTATAAGTCATCAACACCTGTATTTGATTTTTCAGACATCAGACAAAAAGGTGCAAATCTTGTAACATCAGGTGGTAAGGCACCGGGACCACAACCATTGAAAGATTGTATCCACAACATTACAAAGGTATTGGATGCTAAAAAAGATGGAGAAAAACTATCACCAATTGAAGCTCACGACATTACTTGTCATATTGCAGATGCCGTACTAGCTGGTGGTATTAGAAGAGCTGCACTTATTAGTTTGTTCAGTGCTGACGATGAAGAAATGATTTCTTGTAAATCAGGGTCTTGGTGGGAACAAAACCCACAAAGAGGTAGAGCAAATAACTCGGCCGTTCTTCTTCGTCACAAAATCACAAAAGAATTCTTTATGGATCTTTGGAAACGTATTGAACTATCAGGTGCTGGGGAACCAGGAATCTATCTATCAAACGATAAAGATTGGGGAACTAACCCTTGTTGTGAAATTGCACTTAGACCTTATCAATTCTGTAATCTTTGTGAAGTAAATGCATCAGACATTGAATCACAAGAAGATTTTGAAAAAAGAGTTAGAGCAGCTGCATTTATTGGAACACTTCAAGCAGGTTATACTGATTTTCATTATCTTCGTGATGTTTGGAAAAGAACAACTGAAAAAGATGCACTTATTGGTGTTGGTATGACAGGTATTGGTTCAGGTGTTGTGCTTGGTTATGATATGAAATTGGCAGCCGAAGCTGTTAAAGAAGAAAATGAAAGAGTGGCGGCACTTATTGGGATTAACAAGGCAGCAAGAACAACAACTGTTAAACCATCAGGAACGTCATCTTTAGTTCTTGGTACCTCATCAGGAATTCACGCTTGGCATAATGACTTCTATTTAAGAAGAATTCGTGTTGGAAAAAATGAAGCAATTTATTCTTATCTTGCAATCAATCATCCTGAACTTATTGAAGATGAATTTTTTCGTCCTCACGACACTGCGGTTATTACCATCCCACAAAAATCACCTGAAGGATCGATCGTAAGACACGAATCTGTATTTCAAATGTTAGAACGTGTTAAAAAAGTATCACAAGAGTGGGTAAGATCTGGTCATAGAACTGGTCAAAACACACACAATGTATCTGCTACGGTTTCTATTAAAGAAGATGAATGGGACTTGGTTGGTGAATGGATGTGGAATAACCGTAAATTCTATAACGGATTATCTGTTCTACCATACAACGGAGGGACATATACTCAAGCACCTTTTGAAGATGCAACTCAAGAAGAATTTGAAAGATTAATTAAAACATTGTCAGATGTTGATCTTACAAGAGTTGTTGAATTACAGGATAACACAGACCTACGTGGTGAAGCTGCTTGTGCTGGAGGAGCTTGTGAAATTGTTTAACACCTATAGAAATGAAAGTGACTTGGGGAAATGATGTAACGTTAACGTATCAAGTTTTGTTAGCGTTCTATAATCTAAGAAAAAACAATTAATATGACAGTAAGTGCAACTAACGATTGGGTACAACAGTTATATATGAAGGAGTTTATTAAACCTAAACTCCTTCCTTCTGACTTTTATTATGATGGAAACGGTAGAATGGTTATGACCGAATCATATCATAAAAGAAGGGGTAGTTGTTGTGGGTCAGGATGTTTAAATTGTCCATATGAACCACGTTTTCAAAAAGGTAATA